CCTCGCTGACCTACCCGACACCTGTTAGCAACGTTGGCACGGCGTATGCGATCCCTGCTAACACTGGTACGAACTACACCAACGCACCTGCCGACAGCGCAGGTGCAACGGATGCTGTTTCAGTCACGCGCGACTATGTCATCAGCATTGGCGACAGCGCTGGCGTCACTGACGCTACGCAGGCTTCCATCGCTGATATTGTCACTATCGGCGACAGCGCTGGCATCACAGACTCTGTCATAGGATGGACTGAGTACCTCAAGACCGCTGGCGATTCTGCCGGAATCACGGATGCAGTCACAGCGATCCAGAGCTTTGTCGAGACTCAGGATGACGCAGCGAGCATCACTGACTCGGTCAGCGTATTCTTCCAGGGGCAGATTAGTCAGAGTCCTTCGGATATCGCCAACGGCACCGACACTGCTACCGCAGATCTGCAGCGCCTGTTTACGCAGGGCACGAACGAAGTCATCAATGCCACTGACTCGGTAACCGTTGATCAGGCTCGCGTTATGGCGGTCAGCCTTAGTGAGAGCATTGGCGCTACAGAGACTTGGGTCCTGCTAGACGAAGAGCTGTTCGCTGACAACGCTGGTATCACTGACACCACAAGCATTGTCAAGGCTGTCAATGCCGCCCTGACGGATACAGCTGGCGGCAGCGACGCTGCCAGTAGCAGCTTCCAGGGTAACGCCACGCAGAACCTGTCAGACAACGCTGGCATCTCCGATTTGCTCACGCTACTGAAGGCGATCACCAAGGCCAACGCAGACACGGCGAACCTTAGCGATGCAATCGCTTCGGTTCGCAGTATAATTAAGACGCTCTCCGATTCGGTGGGCGTGACAGATTCTGTCTCGGCGACGAAGAACGCACAGGCCAACTTCAAGGTGTGGACCGGAAGCACTGAAGCCCCGCTCACCATTGACGGCTGGTGGAGCGGGACTTCAGTGGTGCCTATGACTTACGACCAGATGACGTAAGTGGAGCGTCGGGTATGTTCTTCCAAGTTCTACGGTGGATGACATGCCAGATTGTTCCTTCGGAGACGCCAAATCTTTCAGCGAGTGATAGATGAGTCTCTAGACCCAAAGGATACGCCCATCGAATGTACCTTACTTTGTCCTCGTCAAGCTTCGATGCGCCGAACCTGCGTGAGTGGTGTCCATTGTTGGACTTGTGCTCAGAGGGCTGAACTTCTTCGACAGGAGGAGACTCTGGTGCGACGTGCTTCCCAGTGGCTTCTTCCCAGTAGTCTGGGTGAACGACGAGCCCCTTCTTTTTGAAGGCAACTAGACCGCTGGCAATCAAGAGATCGACAGAACTGTAGATTTCATCGTGCTTACTGACGGGACCTTCGAAGAACATCACTCGTGCAAGTTCATAGAGCGATATCACCTTGTTTTTGGCGATATAGTCGAATGTGAACTCAGACAACTCCACCATGTAAGATGGAGCATACTTCATCGCCGACTCGAAGGCAACTTCCTTCTTCTGCTGCTTGGTCATAGCCATTGCATTCTGGCCTTTCAGGTGTGATGTTATGTGACTCTGCGCAAGCGCTTTGCGCTTGGCGTGCGACCAATGTCGCCAACAGCCCGCTTCCTCGGCGGTTCGTATTCGAGGATCTGTAGGGCGAGTAGATCGTCGAGGGCTCGACGAAAGAGCGTATTGTCGATTCGACTACTCTTCAGAGCGTTCTGAACTACCGCCACGGTGGGCGGCTGTCCGCTCTTCTTCGTAAGTCTATCAACCTGATATTCAATCTTCTGAGCTACGATCTGCAGATCGCTTGTGCCGATCTGCGTTTCGGGAATACCGTAGGCAGCCTTCAGATACGGATACACCTTGATTGCACAGTCAACCGAATCAGTAGATACGATCTTCTCCCGACTGTTGACCGCGAACAGCAGGATGAGCTTCTTTATCGTCAGATCAACGCGAGATAGAATGTCGCCGTGCTGCCCCTTCTGGTCCCGGTCAACGACCTTCATCAAGAAATCGTCGTGACGCTCCATCGCTTCGTCGGACCAGTCCATGAGATTACTACCGGTGGAACCTGAGAAGCCAGCTGCGTCCCCGCGAATCTTCTGGAGCGGAGCGATGGTAGCGGAAAGGTCGATATACCTGCTGCCACTTCGGGCTGCTGCAACACCACGCCTAGCCTTTTCGATACCCGGCGCAAAGATGATACGGTTTACCCAGCCAGCTGATTCGTCACTCCTGGTAAGCAGTCCCCTGAGTGCCTTCGGCTGGGAGGTGGTGAGCATTGACCCAAAGGCGTTACGAGCAATAATGCGCCCGCCGGAACTCCTGGCAGACGCACCAATCTTCTCATCCCCGTCGAAGATCTCCATGAGAATGTCGCGGAGGGTGTTGCCTGTCCGGTTGGTGCGATTGGAGATTGCACTGAGCTCGTTGTAGTAGATGCAGCCGGTGACAGGATACTCGACCATCTTCTTGCCAAACGGGTCTGCGAGATCCTTCTCCTTGCGAATGAACTCGTCAACCAGTGACTCGCCAGAGCCTGCTGATGGAATGTAGCGAGCCCCCTTGCTGGCCGGGTTCGACTCGTCATAGGGAATAGCGAGGTCGATCAAGCGCTTCAAGTGACGGCTAGCTCGCGACTTTCCAGAACCTGACCGTCCAAGAAGACAGACGAACAGATTGCCCAGCACCGGCTCATCGTCATCGAGCTGAATATCCCTGCCGATAGCCAGACCAAGCGCAATCATTCCGCACCAGAAGTGGTACTCCTCTGGTAGATTGTCCTTGCTGCAGGCCTCTAGATAGGCTCGGAGGAAAGTGTCTTCAGGAACGATATTGCGCCAGCCGAGCTCAAGCTGGAAATTGTCAGGGTCATCTTCGTCATCGTCGTCGCCTTCGATGCTGTGCAACTGGACAACATTTGAGGACTCTTCGCCTTCTTCCGGAAGTGTGACAACCTTCTCACCACCAGCGATTCGAGTAATCTGCACGCCGAGGCTGAGCGCCATTTCTTCGCGCAGCTTCGGGAAGGATGCCCCCTCCTTGTAGCCCGGAACAGGATAACCGAAATGGTAGGCAGCAATGTCGAACTTGTCGCCACCCTCACTGCAGCGGCCACAGTACCATACCTGTTCGTCAGTGTTGATCCATGCACTGGGATCTTTGTCTGCATGGCCGGGAATCGGACAGCTAACCTTGATTCCCTCCTTCATGCCCTTCGGGTCAGGGTTAGACTTCCCGCACCATCGGCGATAAGCTTCGAGAATGTCTACGCCGTCGAGTGCGTGGTCGATAGCGAGGTCCGATTCGCTGCGTTCGCGAGTCTGTTCTGGCACCAGATCAGCGTCGAATACTTCGACCTTCTCTGCCTCTGCAGCTTCCTTAGCCTTCTTCTCAGCTAGCCGCTCCTCAAGCTTGCCCATCAGTTGTCACCCCACGGGTTAGTCGTCGTCAGGGCCCAGACAGGATCTGCAGGCTTCATGACAGACATTGGTGAACGCAGGTCGATGAAGAACGTCTTGTCCTGCGATTTTATGTTCCTCCCCAGCGGGAGGCGGAGCAGATTGCCTAGCTTCTTGCCTTCAAGACTGTCCTGCTTTGGGAACAGTTCGATAGAAAGGTTGGGGTATCCAGTGATAGGATCAGAGTCATCCCACTTGTAAAAGTTGTCGCCACGGCTCGGCTTGAGATGGCCGATAGCTGGAATGACGATCTCTTGGGCTGCGTATCGCACGTCCTCCGCAGGCATAAGGCCAGTGAAGCCGTAGACGTGAACACCCTTTGCGCCAGAGTAGGCAGTGGCGCAGGGGATCTCGCACTCTTCCCAGATAGCCTTCATGAGCATCGAGGCCATCATTTTGAGCTGGTAAGTCTGCCACTTCTGGCTCGGATGGGAGCGGTCACGCCAGTCATAGCGCGGATTGAACTCGCGAATATTCAGATCATCGTCAGGGTAATAGCCCTGGAACTCGTTTGGCTTGTTTTTCTCTAGGTCAATGTCAAAGGCGAAGAACTTGCATTGGTCGCTCGCATTGAGTAGATAGTGCCCGTATACTTTCTCACCGGCAAGGTGAGCATTCAGGTCGGCTCTCGTCCACGGTTCTTCTACCGGACTGTACCAACCGCCGGGGTGCGCCAACGCCTTTACATCAGTGCGCGCGATAAACTTTGACGCAAACAGGTTTGCCAGAGTGTCTGACAAGGAGGTCCCCCTCAGTTAGAAAAGTGAGTGTTATGCAGTTGTTAGATTGCCGCTCCCGCTGGTCGCAAAGGGGAGAAGGCTGAAACCAGTTATACTTGCTTTGATGGTGTCGTCTACCACCGGAGCGGCCACCATACCGCCCGGTCGGGCCGGGGTCCAGCACGGGTTCCCTAGCGTCTAGGGCGTTCGGCTTGCGCGGCCCCGCGCTATCGGCTACCGTGTCCGCTAGAAGAGTGAGTGAAACCAGTTAGCAGTAAGAACCGCCGCCCGCGTCGCAACGGGCGGCGGTTCTCTTGCTTGCGCCATTCCCTAGTCGGAGCCTATCCTTCCCGGCGTGGGCACTCAGGTCTGGTTCAGAAACGTGGACAACTACATTCGAGAGCTAGTCGAGTGTGGTGAATACCATATTGCCTGGGATCGAGGTCTACTCGTCAAGAAGAAGATCGACCCGGCGAAGCACGCTGAACTTTACTTTGGCAAGAGCTACCCGTACCGCGTTCTCGTTGTCGGTGATCAGGGTACTGCCGAACTGCGCCCCGGCGACACAATGGAAAGCCCGTCCGCAGTCTATCCTACCTTCTGCTATGGCGAGCCACCGGCACTCCTAGAAGAGATGCTGGCGCAGCCTGCTGGTCAGAACCCAGAGTGGTGCGCTGACAAATCACTTCCTCCCGATCAGCGCCCCGTACTCGGACAGGAGCACAGGGTAGTCATCACGGAGCTACCCAACGCCACCACTGGACCGGGTCGAAAGTTCTTTCGCTACGTCAAGGAACTGCAGGAAGAGTTCCCGCAGGCGATCATTCACGTTCATGGACTGTACGGCTACAAGGTAGCATTCGGCATGGGCTTCGCCTCTGCAGATATAGAGCCTCGTTCTGCAGCACAGAAGGGGAAGGTTCACCTCCCGTCTGGGGCTGAGGTGAAATACGAGCGCGCGCAGGCGAATCCTAAGTGGATCACAGTCATGGGCTTCAAGCCGGTCGATCTCGAAGTGCCTCGTAACAGATGCATGTATAACATCAAGAGCGCGAAGTGGGCTGGCGAAAACTACGACGCGTTGTTTAACTTTAGAGTCAGGGGCAACGGCGGCCCAGTGGATCACGAAAGTTCTGATGTAGACTTTAAGCCGCCGACTACCAAGAGTCCTTTCAGCACCAGCGGCGAAAAGGCTCGAGCGGGCGACAAGTTCCAGTGCAATACTTGTAGCCTTCAGAACGATTGTAAGCACTTCCGAGATGGGGCGGTGTGTACGTTGCCTGGAGCAGAACCTACTGAGCTAGCACGATACTTCAAGAGCCGAGACTCCGGTATGATTATCGACGGACTTGGCACTCTCCTGGCGGCGAATACTCGCCGGCTGGAGAGTGGCCTCCGCGAAGAGGAGACGTTCGGCGAGCGTGACCCTGAGGTCACCAAGATGATGGGTCAGGTCTTCGAGCAGGGCATCAAGCTCGCTAAGCTAGTTGATCCGGCTCTTCGCGTAGGTCCGCAGGTGCAGGTCAATGTGGGTGCGCAAGCTCAGGTGGCCGGGGCCAATCCTCAGCAGCTTGTCGCCGCTGCGTTCCGAGCACTTGAGGCACAGGGCTTCGCGCGGGATGAGATCACGCCCGCGATGGTGCAAGACCTTCTTGTCTCGATGAGCAACCCCCAGAAGTCTCTACCGGAGGCGGTTCAGGGTACTGTCATTTCAGAGGCATGAACATCTGGAAGCCTATCGACGCGATAGGCGAGTGGGTACTTCACAGAATTGAGGCGCGCGTCCAGCTGCGACTGGGCGTATGCCTCACTCTGGGTTCGCTGCCGTTCTATCCGTATCTATTCTGGTCGGGGGAGCCCCCGGTCATTTACTTCCTGTCAGTAGAGGCCGCAACACTGTCAGGACTTGGACTGATAATCGGCGCGCAAGCGTTGGTACATCTTGAAGAAGGCAATGATGAGCCTTGAGCCTCACCTTACTATCGCTGGAAATCTTTGCTCTGTTCACAAGTACCACTGGCCTCCGCCAGTACGAACCGTTAAACATCACATCCTCCCCAAGGAGCTTGGTGGACCTACTACTCCAGATAATCTTCTTCTTGTTTGTGACAACGGTCACTACTCGATTCATGCTTTCATGGATGCGCGCCTTAGAGGATTCGCCACACCAAAAGTCACCAAGAAGGAACAACACTACGCCGAGCTCGGATTAGCGAGGATGAAGAACGGGTATGTCAACCTTCGACCCCAAGCGGATAGCTGAAGAAGCAGTATGGCTTATCGAGCACCCTCACTTTGAGCAGAAGCCGGCTTCGATCAAGGAGTTCGTTGGCGAGGGCTACCTTGAGATTGCAGGCCTGATCCGCCCAGGCCTTATGAAGGCATTGACTGATATCTTCGGCGAGAAGGTCAACGGGAAGCGTATCGCTAACTTCGAGCGCGCCATGATTACTGGTGGCATCGGCATCGGAAAGACGACATTCGCCTCGATTGCTCTGCCTTACATGTGCCATTGGATTCTCTGCCTCAAGGATCCGCAAGGACACTTCAAGCTCCTTCCCGGTTCGCGCATTGCTTTTATGCAGATGAGTACCAGCGAGAAGCAGGCTATGGAGGTTATCTTCGGTGACCTCAAGGCTCGCATCGAACACTCGCCGTGGTTCATTAACAACTACCCTCACGACGATAAGTACACCAAGCAGATCCGCTTTCCAAAGGATATCTGGATCCTCCCCGGTGACTCGTCTGAAACCACGTTTGAGGGTTATAACATCTTGGCCGGTATCCTCGATGAGATGGATTCGCACAAGGTCACCGAGAATAAGGACTATGCCGATATCGGCTACGACACCATCCAGTCGCGTATCGCCTCTCGATTCACTGAGTACGGTGACGACGGCGAAGAGGCTGGCCACAAGGGACTTCTGATCTGTATTGGTCAGATGAAGAAGTCCACCGGTTTCGCCGCCAAGAAGTATCGGGAGTACCTGCACGACCCGAAGGCTTACGTCGTTCGTATGTCGATCTGGGAGTCACTCGGCTGGGACAAGTTTACCCGCAAGGACGGAACGCGCAACTCGTTCTGGTATGACGCCAAGCGCAAGACTATCATCCCAACTCTCGTGGCCGGGATGATTAAGAACGAGAACCTTATTGAAATCCCGAACGCCTACAGGATTCAGTTTGAGAACAATCCGGAGAAGGCCCTCAAGGACCTTGCTGGCATACCTCCCACCACTTCAGACCCGTTCATCAGTCTACTTGATCGCGTGGACGAGTGCATTGAACGCTGGGTTGAGAAGCACGGAGACGAGTCCCCCGTCGGGCCAGAAACCTCTCGTCCAGTTTTTGCTAAGTGGTTCCAAGGTCATGGCGATCCTCGTCGGCGTCACATTCACGTTGACCTTGCTGTGTCTGGCAACGGTGATGCCTTGGGTATGGCTATGGGCCACGTTGACTCTATCGTTGATGTAGACGGCGAGAAAAAGCCGCACATTGTCATCGACTGCTTGATCAGATGGAAGGCCATGCCTGGTACGGAAATCTTGCTGCAAGAGGTCCGCCGGGTTATCTACGACCTGAAGGAAGATCGCGGGTTCAAGGTTCACTCGGTGTCGATGGATGGGTTCCAGTCCACCGACACCAAGCAGCAGCTGCGCAAGAAGCGCTATCAGGTAGACGACCTATCAGTTGACAAGTCTACGCTACCGTATGAGGACTTGCGTGAAGCGATCTACGAGCGACGACTCGATTTTCCTCCCTATGTGACCTATCTGCGCAAGGGTGATGGTGAACTTGTCAACATCGCTGTTCTCGAGCTGTCTACGCTGCAGTATACTGGCAAGAAGGTGGATCACCCACCGGAGGGCTCGAAAGACGTCGCAGACGCAATGGCTGGAGTTGTATCGACGCTAATGGGTGACAGGGTGTACCGCCGTGGTGTAACTTCAATCTCTGCTGCAACAGTACCATCAGACGAGAATCTTGCAGCAACCGGTACGACTGATCCCCGAGGACGAGTACTCCAATTCCCCGGCAACGGTGACGGACTTCAGGCTCCATTGCCACCGTCCGCAGGCGGGATGCTTGGATTGTCTATTCCTCCGAGACTTCAGCCGAAGAAGCCACGGGAGTATTAATGACAGCACTGCTTGGTCCTAACGGCCAGCCGATTGACAAGTATCTTCTCTACAACAAGAAGGCAGCTCCTCCAAAGCTAGGCGAGTCATTCGGCGCATGGGCCGGTCGGGATCAGGAGTTCTTCCAGCTCCCAGGCGGTGGTGTCGTCCAGTTCGACCTTTCGAAGCTGCAGCTCGAAGACTATCGGGCGATGCGCGATCACTACCAGGTGAACTCTTCGCTGGCAGTCCTCTCGTTTATGCAGCATCAGAGCGATTGGCACATTGAGTGCGAAGACAAGAAGATCGCCGACTTCTGCGAAGAGCAGCTTCGCAACAACTGGACTCAGCTGAATCGCGCCTTCTCAGTAGCCAACTGGGCGGGCTATTCTCCCATGGCTCTCAATTACGAGAACAACCTTCAGACGCGGTCCATCGACCTGAATAAGGTAAAGGACCTTTATCCTGAAGAGTGCGAGGTCAACTGGAAGCTCGTAGACGGCTGGGCGCCGCCAGACCGTGTACCCCCGAAGTACAAGGTCTACGATGGTATCAAGCAGATTGGTGCGCCTTGGCCGATTCCTGTGGAGAACAGCCTGTGGTATCCGCTGCTCATGGAGCACGGCGACTACAACGGGCGTAAGCTCCTTCGACCTGCGTTTACGAGTTGGTTCTTCAGTATTCTCGTTCACCTTTTCGCGAACAGGTACTACGAGCGCTTCGGCGAGCCAGTACCTATTGGCCGTGCGCCGTATGACGATGAGATTGTTCTTGACAATGGCACTACCGTCAAGGGCAATCAGTTCATGCTGGACACTCTGGCGCAGCTTCGTTCGCGGTCTGTAGTTGTTCTGCCCGACCAGAAGTCTCAGGACTCTAACGGGCGTCCCATGTTCGACTATGACATTGAGTACCTTGAGTCTCAGATGCGTGGTGCGGACTTCGAGCGCTACATGACGAGGCTTGATGAGGAAATCTCCATTGGACTTTTTACTCCTATTCTTCTTCTGCGCACTGCTGATGTTGGTTCTTACAACCTTGGCGTAGGCCACATGCAGATGTACCTGTGGATGCTGAATGCGATGAACGATGATCGTGCTCAGTATATCGACAAGTATCTGCTGCGCAAGATGGCTGACTTCAATTTCAGCGAGAAGGCGCCGTCTCCGAAGATTATCTACCGGAAGATGGGCAACACCAACACCGATCTTATCAAGGAACTGCTGACTGCTCTTGTCAATAAGGACAAGGCGATGGTTGACCTTGAGGAGCTCGGTACGCTCGCTGGCATGAAGCTCAAGGAGGTTCGTCAGACGCTCGCGCCTGATCCGAATGCGGCACCGAATGACCCGAACGCACCCACTCCGCAGCAGGGAGATGCCCCCGACCAAGGGGGACAGAAGCCCGCTGCGATCCACTCTGCGGCTCCGGTGGACGACGTGTGGGCCATTGGAAGAGAGATCGTAGATCGGGTGCGCCCGCAGGTAGAGGCTGCCGTCAGGAACGGCAACTTCGACGGTGATCTGCAGCTCAATATGGGCTACAAGCGCAAGATGGAGAAGGCTCTAGCCAGCGCTGGGTTCTCATTCCCGGTAGTCTGTACCAATGAGTTCTACGGACGCATGGACAATTGGATCAACGACGCTCTGCCCACAAAGATGGAGCCCGAGTCGTTCATGAAGTTGTTCTGCAACGTTCTCAATATCGAGATCGAGGCACTACTCAATGCTGCGCCGTGACCGCACAAGGAACGAGCTCCGCTGCTTCTGTGGACGACGGCCCCTCCTGGCCACTTACGGGCTGGATACAGACGGGAGACTTTACGTTCACGTTCGCATCTTCAAGCAGCAGCGGATATACGGCGAGGTGGTTGTCACGGAAGGAACCGTCAGGCTCCACTGTCGCGAGTGTCTTCGTTGGCACAAAGTTGTTATTAAGCAATACGGTGGAGCAGGACTGATCGAGGAGACTGTTCCGCCCATTTCCGCTGACGAAGCGTGATTTCGCCATGCTTGCCCCATGATGGTGTATCTCTGTAAGGTGCATGTTCACGAGCCAGTTCGCTCAGGGCCATGCTGAGGAAGTTGAAGGGATAGAATCCTGTGCCAAACAGAGCAAAGGACTTCTTGATGCGTAGCCCGGACCCTCGTGGACCTCACGACTGGTTCCGCATCGAGAACAAGAAGAACGACGAAGGCAAGATCACGTCGACTGATATCCACATCTACGACGAGATCGGCTTCTGGGGGACCAGTGCTGCGGAGTTCACGAAGCAGCTTGCGGCTATCGACACCGAGGAGATTAACCTCCACATCAATTCGCCTGGTGGAGAGATCTTCGACGGCATTGCCATCTACAACGGTCTAAAGGCGCACCGAGCCAAGGTGAACGTCGTTGTAGACTCCCTTGCTGCTTCGGCTGCATCTTTCATTGCTCAGGCGGGTGACACTGTTCAGATCACTCGCAATGGCACAATGATGATTCACGACGGCATCGCCTTTACCTACGGCAACGCCAAGGATCACCAAGACAGCGCGAACCTGCTTGACAAGCTTAGCAACAACATCGCTGACATTTACGCTCAGCGAGCAGGCGGCGACGTCACTGCTTGGCGAGATGTTATGCGTGAAGAAGCCTGGTACAACGCGCAGGAAGCAGTTGACGCCGGGCTTGCCGACGAGGTTGTAGAAGTACAGCCTTCCAAGGATGAGCCTGCACCTGAGAACAAGTTCAGTCTCATCAGCGTTTTCAACTACAGTGGAAGAAACGAAGCACCCTCGCCGGAACGAATCCGTCAGCGGGTAATCAACCGAGTCAAGGAGGCTCGTATGACGACGCCTGTCAATGGGCATGAGGACGGCACTCCTGAGGAGGAGCCGCAGCGACTTGCTGGCCAGCCTGTGGAGGAAGAGGACGGCAACAGCCCTGACGGCAGCCAGCCTGCTCCCCCGGTTGAGGTCGGTGAAGTCCCCGTCTCTCCCAACGAGGCCACCCAGCCTGCAGCTGTTCCTGAGCAGCCTGCTCAGAACCGTGTTGGCGTTCTGATCAACGGTGTCCGCACGTCGGACATGCAGGCGATTCAGAACCACATTAACGTCCTCGAGACTGTCGTGAAGGACACTCGCGAGGCAAACCGCAAGGGGTTTGTCACCGACCTTGCGGGGTCTGGACGGATTGCCGCCACTCAGCTGGACAAGACGATCGAGTTCGCCCTGTCGCTGAACGATGGGCAGTATGAGTCGTGGGTTGCGTCGTGGGACGCCGCACCCAGCCTCCCGCTGTTCGGGGATCACGCCGCCCGCGGCCAGTATGGACCGGAAGCTACCGGGACTGCTAAGGCCGAGAACGACAGCCTTGCTACCGCGAAGGAGATTCTGGCGATGCACAAGCGCGCCGGGATGCCCCTCAACGATATCAAGGAGACTCCCAGCTACAAGACGGTCATTGCAAGTGACCCCGAGTTCCAGCTCTAAGGAGAAGTGACGCATGAGCACTTTCATTAAGGGCGGCAGCACCAGCACCCCGTTCGGTCGTAACGAGTTCCTCCGCTCCACGCGAGGCACGAAGTTCGAGTCCTACACCCTTGCTGCCTCCACTGTTCCGTCTCGCACCATTGACGGTGTCGCGGGCCAGAAGATCCTCCAGCCGGGCACTGTCCTCGCCAAGATCACCTCCACTGCGGAGGCTGGCAAGGTTGGTCCGTTCTCGGCTGCCGCTACGGACGGTCGTCAGACTGCTGCCAACATCGTTGGCCTCAACCTGACCTTCCTCCCGTGGCAGACCATCGAGCGTGACGTCGAGGTGTCGGCCATGTATATCGGCACCGCCGTTCAGGCGTGGTGCCTTGAGCTCGACGCGACGAACACTGCCATCGCCCTCACCAACACGACCGCTGATGCTATGCGTAGCACCAAGGGTCTTGACGTTACCTTCAAGTAAGGGGTTAATGCACCATGACGACTTATGGCATTGACCGCCTGGTCCGCAAGGAGGTCAGCCTCGGTGCTATCCGTGAGCTGCTCCCTCCGAGCAACTTCATCGGTCTGCAGATCGCTCCCTTCCTTCCGGTTGCCACTGACGATGTGATCTTTGAGTACATCAAGGGCAACCTGCAGGAAGGCCTGGCCCCGGCTCGCGCCGAGGACGCTGAGGCGGAGCTCGCGCAGAAGGACGCCCTTGCTTACGGGCAGGGTCGCGCCGCTCTGATCGACTGGGCGCTCAAGGACAAGTACACGGCTTCGGACGTGACTCGTTACCGCGAGAACCTGCTCATCCAGCAGCGCCTTCAGGGTACGATCTCCGACCTCCGCTTCAACGAGATCGGTCGTACCACGGAGGACTTCCAGGCTCGCATGGCCCGCGAGGACGCCCTGCGTCGGCGCAAGCTCGATATCCGTATCGAGTGGCTGATCATGACTGCCCTCCAGACCGGTGCGCTGTCCTACAACGACGGCAAGATCAAGTTCTCTGTGAACTACGGTCGCCCTGGTGGTCAGCAGGACATGGTTCCCGCTGGCGGCCTCTGGTCTGCCACGACCTGTGACCCGATCGGTGACCTGCTCGCCGTGAAGCAGTCCGCTCGTGACACCTACGGCGTTGAGCTCACCGAGGGCATCCTGTCCTCGCGAGTCGTCAACAACATGTGGAAGTCCACCCGCTTCCTCGCCGCCCTCGGAATGCCTGTGGTTGCGTCTGGTACGACCAACGTGCCGCTCGACCCCAACTACATGGGCCTCCGAGGCTACAACCCGACTGGGATCCTCCAGCTGGTTTCCGAGGCGACCGGGATCAACTTCCGCGTGTACGACGCTTACTACCGGACTCGCGCTATCGGTAGCCAGACCTTCGCCAACACGCGCTTCGTGGCTGACGACAAGGTCATCCTCTACCCGAACCCCGGTGACTTCAACGGCAACGCTGGCACCAATGGTCCGGTTGCTGGGCAGGTGGACGACACGCAGCTTGGCTTCGCCAAGACGCTGACCTCCCCCCACCCCGAGGGTAACTGGCAGGCCGGCTTCTACGAGTGGGAAGACGAGACCAAGGACCCGTGGATGCACGTCCGCGGTTCTGGCATCAAGGCTTTCCCCGTGTTCCCGTACCTCGAGTACTCCTACGTTCTGGACGTTCTGTAAGCGTCCATACCAGCTGGGCGGGTAGCCTTCCTCACATGCTCCGAAGGCTACCCGCCCTGAAAAGTTAGGAAGAAGAAGATGGCTGAGGCAGAGCTCACACCCTCTGCCGCTCAGGTTGACCTTGAGCGGCGACGAGGTCAGGAGGTCGGTGATTCTGCCGTTGGTGCGGTGGAGTCCAACCCTGCCTCTTTCGGTGTCGAGGAGTACGTCGGCACCGATCCGGTGTACCAGAACTACGCCGAGGACGTTCACAAGCCCCTCGCGGCTGACGACGGTGTCTGGAAGGATCAGGAAGAGGAGTTCCGCGAGCGGTCTCTCTCTCACCTCGAAGACCCGCCCGAGGCCAAGGAAGAGCCCGACACCGAAGACCCGGTCGAGGCCAACCAGCGGCAGCACGAGGCTCGCCTCAAGGCCTACGAGGCCAAGCAGAAGCAGGTCGAGTCGGATGCTGCTGGTCCGTTCGCCTACAACGCTACTGCTGGCGGCGAGTACGACCTCACCGACGAGGGTGTCGATGTTGGCTCCTCCGAGGCGCTGTCCGAGTCGGAGGCTTCCGACGCGAGCACCGGTGACGCGACCGACCAGACCGCGTTCTAAGTAGGAGCTAGCGGTGGCGTACTGCAATTCTACAGATCTGTTGGCATACTCAGGAAATATTCCTGCGCCGTCATATCTGAATCCGCAGAAGTTTGTCGATGATGCTGCTGACGAGATCGACTCCAAGATCGGCTTTGTCTACCAGACGCCCATCGACGTTACTGATGTGCCTGAGAATCCTGTAGTACGCCCCGCTCGCCTCCTCCTGAAGCGCCTGAATGTGAACCTCGCCACCGGACGTATGCTGCTTGCGGCAGATGCCAGTGGCGAGGGTTCACAGCTGCACGCCTATGGCTGGTCGCTGATCCGCGAGGTGAATGCAGCGGTCAATAACCTCATCGACGGAGATATTGTTCTTGAAGGTGCACCACTCGTTGCGCCTGGCGCCTTGAACAATAACATTCCACTGATCTACAACAAGGATGCAGAGTCGAACGTTGAGGCGTTTTACGACCGCGTCGCCAACCCAGGTTACTTTTATCCGGCTGCTCTTGGCTCTATTCGCTATATCAACCCTGACGGGCTGATTCAGTAATGCCGGGTGGTCGTTGGGGAGCTTATCTTCAAGACGCTGACGTAGTGCGTCTGCTCACTCGTCTGGAAGTTACACTTGGTCCTGTGGGCTTGACTGCATTCGCCAAGACTGTTATGACGCCTTACATGCGCGAGAGGGCTCGTGCCCGGTTCGCCAATGAAGGTGACGATGCTGTTGGTCAGTGGATGCCCCTTCAGGAAGCGACTTGGAACTTCCGTGAAGAGCAGGGGTTTCCTCCCGACCATCCGATCAACAAGCGAACTGGCAGGCTAGAGGCGTACATTACTGGAGGCGGTGTCGGCGTGACTCCTACTCCAGATGGCGCTCTTCTGACATTTCCTGACCAGCCTCCAACTGGAGAGACTGCACGGAAGCTTGAGACGGCTCAGTACGGCAAGAATGATCCGTACACTCCCTCCCGTCCCGTTCTCGGAATCAGTGAGGTTGATGTTGCCTTTGCTGTTACCGCTCTTGCAGACTTTATCGAGCGGGGAGGCGCTTCGTGATTACCGATACAACCTCGGTCTTTCCGAGTAACGCTATCGGCGTGCTGAAGCAAAAGACACAGAATCTAGACCCAGACTTGTTTGTCATTGGGCGACCGCTTCGCGAGAGTGACCCGGTTCAGTCTGTTGGCATTTTCGGAACTCAGTGGATACCTGATGACCCTCGCTCACTTGAGATCATGGGTCTTCCTGTGGGGCGCCACGTTCCGACTCTGCAGTCGTATCTTATCACGATCCAAGCTTTCGTGAAGGATATGGATGAGGAGCGAGGACTGACGGTACACTCGGTCCTATCAAAGAAGCTACGGTCCATGCTGTACCGGGATGACTCCGTTCGGGTAGGGTTGCTAGCGCTGTCAGTTACGATGAATGGTAGCACTGAGCGGACAAAAAGGTTCGGACTAAGAACGCAACGGTTCGTGAGTAACGAGCTGAGCGGGTCGTGGCTGTATCTGTCCACATTGGAATTCTGGCTAGAGACCGAGACGGTCTAAAGGAGACGAAGTGGCTACATCAGACGAGGAGCTCGCGGACAAGCGAGCGCACGTCCAGGAGCTGCGTGAGCAGGTGGCGGCGGAAGAGGCCAAGCGTCTCGAACGTGAAGCCGGGGTCGTCAATGACCTTGCCTCTCAGCAGCTCGACGCAGAGGCTGCGCGCCTCGAAGCCCAGCTCGCTCAGGCTAAGCTGGTAAACACGAGCGACAGCACGAACTATGCCCTTGACGCTGCGAAGGCTGCAACCAAGGCTGCTGAAGAGCAGAAGGCTGCCGTTGAGGGTCGTGCCAACGAGAGCCAGGAGGGCTAAGCTATGGGCTTCACTTCCCAAGCTGGTCAGGCTATCCTTCGGTCCCAGGCCGTTCAGGGAACCTACCAGTCTGACACAGGTACTACCGGTGTCGCTATCAAGCTGCGTTCTGGTGGCCTTGGTACCAACCGTGACCTGCTGATCCCTGACCCCGAGATCGGTGGCGGTCGAGACACCGTTGACGCCTACCTTGGTGCAGTCTCGTGGGGCGGTGACTATGAGTTCTACGCTCGCGTAGACTCCCTCGCCACCCTCCTGTATGCGTGCCTTGGCACGAAGGCTGCGCCTGTCACCGCTACTGGCGTCACGACCCACACCATCACGCCGCTCGACTCCGGTACGCTGCCGTTCCTCTCCGTTGAGGAGAACATCGGTGGCACGATGGAGACGTACAACTACACGGACGCTGTTGTCAACAGCCTTCACCTTGAGGCTGAGGCGAACGGCTACCTGCAGGGTACTGCCAACATCATCGCCGCCAAGCAGATTGCTGGTGCCACCAAGACTCCTTCGCCGGTCTGGGATAACACTCCCATGACCGTCGGCACGAACATCACGGTGACTTACAACTCCGTGAGCCTTCCGGCGAAGTCCTTCTCGGTGGATATCAACAACAACTTCGAGGATGACGACTTCCGTCTCGGCTCGTTCTACATCGGTGACCTGACCGCTAAGGGCCGCGAGGTTTCCCTTGGCTTCAGCATCCGCGAGAAGGACTCGGCCCTGTGGCGGCAGGCTACCTACGGCACGTCTGCAGCTGTCGCCCCCGGTGGCGTGACGACCAAGCAGCAGCTTGTCATCACCTGCAGTACCTACGAGACGATCTCGGGCTCTACCCCGCCCACCGCGTACTCGCTGACGCTGACGTTCCCGCAGGTTCTGTTCTCGCCGTACTCGCTGGACCCGTCCGGTGATGACATTATCGAGTCGGACATTGAGGCTCGTGCAGTTCGCCCCGTTCCCGGTACCAGTGTAATGACTGCGGTAGTCAAGACCGGCAAGGCGACCGTCGCCTAACAAGCTCTGGTGCCCCGACTCAACTTCTTCTTGAGTCGGGGCACCAGCTCCACAAGAAGCCACAAGACCATGAAAGGGTCACAGGCACATGACTGACGTTGAGTACGACCAGGCAGTGAACCAGCGCGTTCAGGAAGACTACTTCGGCTTCCAGGCTACCGAGCGTTACACCTTCCCTGATGGACTCACCTACGTTGAGTTCTCGGTGATGAACGAGGGCCAGAAGCTCAAGTTCCAGAAGGCTACCGGGCGCGACATTGTCCTGCAGCGTTCTGGCGATGCCCGTATGCGGATGGACCCCGGTTCAGAGCGTCACGAGCTGATCAAGACCTGTATCGTTGACTGGAACCTGACCCGTAACGGGCAGCTCGTTCCGCTCAACCCGCGCAACCTCGACGACTTCCTCAAGCTGACGAATCCCCGTCTGGTGGAGGAGATCGAGAAGGCGATTCGCAAGGCGAACCCGTGGCTGCTCGGCGACATGAAGCCTGCCGACATTCGCCAGCAGATCGACGACCTCGAAGAGATGTACCGGATCGCGGTTGAGCGCGAAGAGGGGGAAGCCTCTTCCAGCGGCAAGTAAAGGACTATGTCGCTGGGAAGCCTGTTCAGAACGCCCACCCGATCATCAGAATGTTCTCTATCTGCGAGAGCATGAAGTGGTCACATCTGCCGGTGGCAGGTGGGGTGTACGATCAGCACCCGGACTTGTTAGCTGGATTCCAAGTAATCTTCCACGAGCGCGCGGAGCACGAAGAGCGTGAGCGCAAGCGGGAAGAAGCAAAATCAAGAGCTCGTAACCCAGGCGTAGCGGGTCATCGCCGCAGGTAGGATATCCGGTCATGCTGGACAGCGTGGCCGGATATCTTTATGCTCGGCAGTCACGTCGGGCACTGGAGGCCCATTGAGGCTTTCAGGTCTGGAGGTTAAGCCATCAACGCCTTCGCATATATTCAGATGCAGGTGCAGGCAACACAGGCTCGAGCTCAGCTCGCCTTCCTAAAGGGTGATATTGCGCAACTCACCAAAGAGATTGCGACAATGAACCTGCAACTTGGGAACGCCCAGGCCCAGCTTAACAGGCAGACCATCTCGGCGAATGCCTCTTCTGCTGCGATCAACCGCAACACCGCTGCAGCAACAAGAAACGCAGCAGCCAATGCTAAGGCTGCATCTGGCGTTCGTGCGTGGGTAGCTGCCCAGACCGCAGGCCTCAAGGCCACGTCCTACCTTGGCAACCAGATCCAGTGGGCCGGCCGCCAGCTGCAGTACAACTTCACTCTTCCGCTCCTGATCGCTGGAGGCGCTGCCTTCAAGTGGGCAATGGATCAGGAAGCTGGCATGGTCCGCATCAAGAAGGTCTACGGTGACGGTGCCCGCAATGCAGACTTTTACAAGAAGGAGATCATTTCTCTAGGTAAGGCATTTTCCTTCCTCTCGGAGAAGTACGGCATCCAGAAGAAGGACGTTGAAAGTATCGCGGCTGATTGGGCGGCTGCTGGTGCTTCAGGTCTAGCCCTGGCAAAGCAGACTGACCTGACCATGAAGACGATGATTCTCGGTGAGATGGATGCCGCGTCTGCGACGAAGGCTCTTATCTCTATCCAGTCACAGTATCACCAGAGTACTAAAGAACTTGCCACCACCATCAACACCCTCAACATGATTGAGAACCAGACCGGCATTACAATGTCGGGTCTGATCGAAGGCTTCTCGCGTTCGGCTGGTGTCGCCAAGGATGCAGGCGTTGACGTGCAGCACCTTGGTGCCATGCTTGCTGCTCTTACACCTGCAGCCGGTAGCGCCACGCAGGCTGGTAACGGCCTCAAGACTATCATCTCGCGCCTCCTTTCTCCCACGAAGGAAGCCGCAGAGGTCATGGGCCTTATGCACGTCAACACCAAGAGCGTGGCGTGGCAGAGCAAGAACGCCGTACAGCGTCTTGAGGCCATGGCGCAGTCTTATTCGCACCTCAATAACAATGAGAAGTTCGCACTCAATACTGCACTGGCTAGCCGGTATCAGCTGAACCGCTTGGACGTGCTCTTCGGAGATATGATCAAGACGCAAGGCTACTACCAGCGCGCTCTCCGAGCTACCAACGACCTGGAGAAGAATCGTATTCAGGCAGAGTACGAGCTTAACCAGGTTCTTGACAGCAGTCCGCAGAAGCTGAAGATGATTTACTCGATCCTCCAGAACGCAATGGTCGATATCATCCAGCCGCTGATCCCTGTCATCCTCCGTCTGGCATACTGGATTTCAGATCTGGCTAAGAAGTTCTCGGAGCTGCCTCCGCATACCCGCGACACGATCCTAGCTCTTGGCCTCCTCCTTGCGGCCATTGGCCCGCTGGGCCGGTACATCGGCTCGTTCATGACGCTGCTGACTGTACTTGGTAGCGGCTTTAGGCTTCTGCTAATTCCGATCAAGGCCGTTGGCTCGATCCTTGCTTGGCTCTTCCTCGGGCCGTTCAAGCTGATCGGCGCCGCTGTTTCTGGTGCAATCAAGGCCCTCATGGCCTTCCGGTTCGCAATGATCGGCAGGGCGTTCGCAGGTCTTGGTCCGCTGCTCGGTCGCCTCCTCCTCGGTCCGGTTGGCTGGGCGCTGGGTGCCGTCGCGCTGTTGTTTGCACTGTTCCACAAGCAGATCGCACAACTGTGGAACAAGTTCCTTATTTGGCTGAACAGTGATAGCGCCGCAGGTCTGCGAAACTTTGTGCAGAACGTTTCGAAGTTCTTTGACTCGATGGTCAAGCAGGTTCTCAAGGCGTTCTACTCTCTGCCTCAGGGTGTCCAAGATGCGATCATGGCAGTTGTTCGCATCGTAGAGGCAGGCGCCAAGCTTGTCTACAAGCTGTTCAGCTACCTCAACCCGTGGGCGCACCACAGCCCATCGCTCGTTGAGTCGGTTACCACTGGTATGGCAGCTGTCCGGGCAGCCTACGCCTCGATTGGTAACGTGGCTGGCCCGTTTGGCAGGGCTGCTGCTGACCTTGCGGCCTTCAAGCGTGTTGCCGCAAGTCTTGACAATGCCAAGATGAATGAGCAGCAGGTGAACGTCGCCAAGGGCGCCCCTGCTCAGCTTGCATTGTTTAAGTCGCTTCGTGCTGATCTTTCTTCACTCAATACACTTCTTGAGCGCCAGGCGGCAGACGTGTCGCTGCAGCAATCCATCGTGGACCGCTGGAAGGCATCTCTGGATGCCGCGAATCGCGCACTTGACGCCCAGCAGGCGAAGCTTGATGATCTGCAGAATACGCTTGACGGACTTAAGGATGCTTACTCGGCGCACGAGGATGCGCTGAACAAGTTTGCTAGCACCCCGATTCAGGGTATGCAGGCAATGTCTGATGCCATCTTTGAGAACCAGATGGCACAGAAGAAGCTTCAGCTCCAAATGGCTCAGTGGGAGCAGGTAAATGGCCCCATTGAGGATACCCGCAACAAGATTGCTTCCCTGCAGGGTGATATTGAGCAGCTAACTGGCGAAGCTGCTAACCTGCGCGCCAAGGGTGCAGGCAGCGATATCCTTGGGCCGATCAATGCGCAGATCGACGCCATGAAGGCTCAGCAGAAGGCGCTGAACAAGGCAGTCGACGGCTCTCCCATTGACGACATGCAGAAGCAGCTTGACAAGTTGCAGAAGCAGGGTGAAATCCTCCAGCTGCAGAATGACATTAAGTTCGATCCGCTGACTCGCCAGATCGACAAGTTGGCTAAGGCTGAGAAGGAACTTCCCTACGCCACCATCGTAGCAGGCATCAAGAACGAGCAGGCTGCAATGGCTAAGCTGCAGCCACAGATCGACAAGATGACTCGGGCTGTTGCTGCACAGAAGGCAGTCGTAGATGCCCACACCAAGGCTCGCGACCAGCTTCAGCTGCGCTACGACATGGAGAACGATAAGCTTCAGGTCCTGCAGGATGCTTACAGCAAGACCGAGCAGATGGTTCAGGATATTAAGTCTGCACTTGATGATCTTGGTTCAGCTGCGGTCGATGCTATGCAGAAGGCCGAGGACGCTGCAAAGAAGACCAAGAAGGCCGCAGATGATGCCGCGAAGGCGTTGTCGACGGCTGCCGCAAACTTCAATGCTGCAGCTGGCGTGCCAGATTTCCCCGACGTTAGCGGAACAGGCAGCATCGGTCGCGAGGGCGGCCTGGCTGATCAGCAAAAGCAGATTGACCAGTGGCTCAAGGACCAGCAGGCAAAGTGGAAGACTTCGTTCGGCAACTTTGATATCTTCAAGCCGATCAAGGACCAGTGGAATAGCCTCTGGACTTGGATGAACAAGAACGTTTCCACCCCGATTAGTAACTGGTGGGATAGCGTAAAGAAGAGCTTCCGCCACTGGCTCTTCGACACCTTCAACCTTGGCGACCCTGAAGCCCAGGTCTACATCGGCAACGGTGCGACCACACTTGCTAAGAGCACCGGCCAGGCCCTGCGGGAGGCTTTTGCCAAGATCGGCAACCCTGTAGTCGACTGGTGGAACAATAACGTAACTCCTCTCTGGAACGTCATTTCGCCTGATATAAACCGCATTATTGATGAGATTGGAAAGATTCCGCGCAAGCTTCGCGAGAGGATCGGTCCTGAGCTCGCAAAGTTCTCCCAGATATTCGCGGGTATGCAGGGTAGCATGGAAGGTTTTAAGACCTTTGTGAAGGGCTGGTTTGCAGCGCTGTACGGAACAGCCTTCATGTCGCTGACGATGATCTTTTCGATCGTTTCTCACACAATCGGTGCGATCATAGATATGGCGATCGGCACCTTCCAGGGCTTCCTCATTACCATTCGAGGCATCCTGGAGGTTATTGTCGGCCTCTTCACCGGCAACTGGGGCAAGGTCTATATTGGCCTCAAGGATATCATGCGTGGCATCGTTACGATGGCACTCTCAACATGGCAGAACCTCAAGAAGGTACTCCTCGGCATTGTACTCGGGATCGTGGATGGAATCCACAGGCTCTGGCTCTGGCTGAAGGACAAGCTCGTAGGCCACTCGGTTATCCCTGACCTGGTTAATGATATCATCAGGTGGTTCTCGGAGCTTCCTGGCAAGGCCGGTAAGTGGATTAGCGACTTCGTTACGAAGGCCGTGAAGCTATTTAGTGAACTTCCTGGAAAGGCGTTCACTGCTCTAGACACTCTTAAGAGCAAGCTGAGTAGCGCTGCTGGCACTGCGTTTGATTGGTTCTTGGATCGCGCCAAGGTGAAGTGGAAGACGATCAATGACTGGTTCGGAGGTCGCCCTCAGGCAGCTTTCGATACGCTTATTAAGATCAAGGATAAGGTTGGCGACGTCGCCAGCAAGTCCTTCGACAACTTCATGACTAACGGAAAGAAGAAGTGGAACGATACCTTAACTTGGTTCCGGGGCCTTCCTAAGTCTTCCTATGACAACCTCATCGGGATCAGGGACAAGGTCGGCGAAGTTGGCAGTAAGGCGTTTGACTGGTTCGTCACCAAGGCCAAGGATATCATCGGACGAGACAGCAAGCACGGCTTCATGTACTGGATTTCTCAGATTCCGAACCGCATTGCTAGTGCCCTTGGTAGCCTCGGAAGCACCATTGCCTACAAGCTCAAGGATGGGTGGAACTCTGCTGCAGGGTGGATCAACAAGCACGGTGTAGACAATGTCAACAAGGCTCTGAAGCTGTTCAGCGTCAGGATCGACCCGCTGCCTACGTTCGCAACTGGTGGTGTCATTCCTGGCAAGGCTACTCGTAAGGATAACACCATCATCGCAGCGCGCTCTGGTGAAGGCGTTATCGTTCCAGAGGTCGTTCGTTGGCTGGGTGGAGCGCAAGGACTGGCTATGCTTAATGGCGCAGCCCAGCGTGGACAGCTTCGCAGGTCCAAGGATGACGTGCCTCATTTCAAGGATGGCGGTGTCGTTGGAAAGCTTGGTGACATGCTTTCCGGTATCGGTAGCCACGTCAACGACTGGCTCTCCAAGGGTACTGGATTTGCACTCGACCACATTCTCTCGCCGTTTGAGCCTGCCATGCGGACACTATTCCCCGGAAAGCCCTTCATTGAAGACTGGTTCGTGGGCGTCATCAAGGAATGGCGCAAGAAGGCCAAGGCCTGGGGTGACAACAAGGATAGCGCACTTGCCTCGGGTGGTTTTGGTGGTGGCGGAGACTTCGGAGCAGGTTCTGCCAATGCAAAGGCTAACCAGGCTATCGCCCAGCGCCTTCTTCCCAGCTACGGCTGGAGCGCCGGTCAGATGAACCCGCTTATCGCCCTTTGGAACGGCGAGTCAGGATGGAATGAGCGGGCTCGCAACCCCTCCTCTGGTGCTTACGGTATTCCGCAGTCACTGCCTGCTAACAAGATGGCATCGGCTGGTGCCGACTGGATGACCAACCCTGCCACCCAGATTCGATGGGGCATGGGCTACATCAAGTCGGTCTACAGCACGCCTGCTAATGCTTACCTTAAGTGGCTGGCGCGGTCGCCGCACTGGTACGACAAGGGTGGAATCATGTCTCCTGGCCTTACGCTGGCCCGAAACGGCACCGGCAAGGACGAGCTGGTGCTCACGAATGCGGACGCTACGGCTATCTCGAATGTCATTAGCATGATGGATCGTGCAATGGCAAAGAGCGGGTCGGGGGGCACCCCAGGGACCGCCACAGTGCGCTCCATGTCCGCATCGGTTACGTCGCTGGAGTCCCGCCTACGGGCGCAGCAGAGCAGTACCCCTGCTCGATCCAGCGAGGGCACGACTATCAACATCAACGGCGACCTCGTTCTGCCGAACATCAAGTCCGGCAATGACGCTGACACCTTCATCAAGCACCTGAAGAACCTGGCGGGCTAATGGGAACTGTAACGCTCCGACCTACCTCAGTCGTTCAGGCTGGCACTGGCGTCACGCTCAATGGTGGAGCAGCTAATGCTGCTGCTGCTCTTGGTGACGCCAACGATGCGACCAGCATTACGTTCTCTACCTACCAGAGCTCAGTGTGGGGTGACGGGCCGCCTGCCACTGCTGTCCCTGTGGTTGCGTTCGCTGATGCAACAGGTACTATTCCTGCCGGTCGAACGATCACCAAGGTTCAGTTCTACATCAGAGGCCGTAACGGCTCCACTGGTTCTACGTCGCCTTCGTCTGGTTCGCTGCGGTACTCTGATAACGTTGAGGCTACTTACCTCTCGTTTGACACTGTCGGTGGAATCGTTAATCAGTACGTTGCAAACCTTAACACTGCATCGACCAGCAGCGGTGGCAACAAGGGTTCATGGACTTACGCTCTAGTCGATGGACTCAAGTGTGCTGTCGGTATGGACGGCACCACTGGCACTGCAGTGATGATGGACGTGTGGCTGGTTGTTACTTACACCGACCAGCCGAACACTCCTACCAACGTCACCCCTTCGTCTGGCTCGACTGTTACCACCGACACCCCCAACCTTACTGCGACCATGTCCGGTACAGGTTCGGGATCTGGATATACAATCGAGTGGCAGCTAGCCACGGATTCTGGTTTCACCGCCAACGTCAAGACTATCACCTCGACTGGTCTAGCAGCCAATGGTGTCTGGACACAGGCTGTTACCAGTGGTTCTGCCCTTTCGCCTGGAACTTGGTACATTCGCGCAAGGGCTAAGGATCAGCTCAATACCTATAGCGCCTATACGACTGGCGTAAGTTTTACGGTCTCGCACCCGGCTAGCGCCACTAGCCTTTCGCCCACCGGCGGCGCGATCACTTCTTACGTGAGTCCGAAGCGGCTTTCGTGGACGTTCACTGATACTTCGTCCACCGATACTCAGTCTGCATATCAGGTGGTCCTTGAGCGTAACGATACTGGTCAGGTCATTACTGACACTGGCAAGCTGAGCTCTGCAAACAAGTTCCATGACATGACCATTGCGACGACTTACAAGTCGACAATGTTGCGGTGGAAGGTTCAAGTCTGGGACGACAACAACACATCGTCTGGCTACTCAGCATACTCGCTGTTCATGCTGGCGGACACTGTTGCCGTCACGATCTCGGCACCTACTGCAAATCAAGTTGTTGCAAACGGTGCGCCCACGACAACTTGGTCTATCAGCGGCAGCACGCAGGTCAAGTACAAGGTTGACTACAAGCTTGCCAGTAACGGAACCATCGTCCATTCCAGTGGCACGATCACTGACGCGAACACTCGTAGCTATACTCCTAGCACAAACGTTCTGCAGAACACGACCAACTATCAGGTCACTGTATCTATCACAGATGCTAACGGTCTGGTCGGCACTGCAACGCAGAGCTTCTCCACGAATTACCCGACACCTCCTGCAGTAACCTCTAGCGCAGATGTTAGCAATCTCGTCACGAACGGCTACGTCAATGTTGACTGGTCACAGCAGGTCGCTGACTCAACTTGGGTGGCTTGGAACGTTTACCGGCGCTTGGCTGGGACGACTACTTGGACGAACATCTTTACGACTACGAATGTCAACACCAGGTCGTTCCACGACTGGACGTTCCCGGCAGGCAACATCGTTGAGTACTCCGTCACGCAGGTTGCTACTCGCTCTGGCACCAATGTGGAAGGTGCTCCTGACTCCAATCCGCCCGACATTGACACCACTGATGGTAACTACTGGCTGATCAATCCGTACGACGAGACAGTCAATATGCTGCTCGACAACGTGACCGACGACGGCTTTACCGATGAGTACGAACAGGAGTCGTTCGTTATCATTGGCCGTGGTCGAAAGGTCAATTACGGTACGCGGGCAGGTTACACCGGCACCCTCACTGCGAAGTTCCGTGACGACTCGAATAGGACCGCCCGACAGAAGCGCCTGCAGCTGGAGCTCTTGAAGGCGTCCCGTGCGCTGTATTACATGCGCAACCCTTTCGGTGATGTGATGCAGGTTGCCCTCGGAAACATCGGCATCTCGCGCATTGGAGGCGTCGGGTCGAGTGAGTTTGTCGATGTTACTATTCCTTACGAGCAGGTCTTCTAATGGCTACCGCACCTCCCGCACTAGCTGAAGCCGCAATCATTGGCCCCATTTCTGAGCTTATCCGTCGCATCGAGATCTATGAATCTGACGGAACAACTCACTGGACTGGAGGCGTAGGCGAGGCTGGCGACGACAGGCTCATCGACGGCTCGGTGAGTGTTGACTACTCTCGTGACGAGCGCAGATCGTTTGAGCTTACTCTGGATAATACTGACGGCGGGATCATCCACGACCCTGCAGGCTTCTGGTATGACAAGATCATCAAGATCTACCACGGAGTATCCTACACTGACTACACCACCTTGCCTGGGGTAGACAAGACGTGGGAGACGCAGGTCGGCGAGTTCATGATCGACTCTATCGCGGAGGACTATTTCCCTCGTCAGGTCAAGGTTGCGGGACGTGATTATACCAAGAAGTGCATACTTTCGTTGTTCACTCAGGCGACAAACTTCACGGCGACCAGCACCATTGAGAACGTCATTAAGGGCATGGCCGGTAATGCTGGAATCACGAAGTACAACGTTCCGCTTACTGGAAAGACGCTTGGCATAGATTACTTCTTCGAGCGTGGAACCTCGCGCTGGGAGGCGATGAAGAAGATTGCCGAGGCCTTCGGCTACGAGCTGTTCTTTGACTCCACCGGCTACCTGACGATGCGTAACTTCCAAGACCCGATCACTGCGCCGGTCGCCTACGTTCTGCAGACTGGATCGTTCGGTAACCTCGTCACCTTCTCCAAGTCGATGAGTGACGCTTCGATCTACAACCACGTCGTTATCACTGGAGAGTCTAGCGACTCTACGGTAGCTCCGGTTATGGCTGAGGCGATCAACACGACAGCCACTTCGCCGACACGAGTAGCTAAGCTTGGCGATCGAGTTTTCCAGTACTCCTCGAGCTTTATCACCACGGTAGCTCAGGCTCAAGAGTTGGCAAATAGTTGGCTCAAGATCTACGCGATGGAAGAGTACAATGTTGACTTCTCCTCCATCGTTCTCGCGTGGCTGGAGGCTGGAACGATTGTGCAGGTGCTCGACCCAAATCCTGCGCCTGGTCAGCCTGACAAGTTCTTGCTGACCAACTTTACTATCCCGCTAGGACTTGGTCCCATGTCTGGAAACGCAAAGCGTGTGACGGTGGTAGGCTAATGGCTGACTTCACAGACTTCAATACCGCTCTCCAGTTCCGTGACGTACTGCAACAGATGGTGCAGGCAGAGGTAGACAAGCAGCGGCCACGCTACCAGTACGCAACCGTCACGGCTATCGACCGGACCACTCGGCGCTGCAGTGTTCAGTTCCCCGGTGAGACTCAGAGTGTCTCGGTCAACATGGGCTCCGTCCAGCCAAAGAGCACTGGGCAGGTTGTCCGTATTGGCGGACTGCTCGGCGACCGCTTCATTGAAGACGTGATGGGCGAGCCATACTTTGAGCCGCCGTCCGTCTCGGTAGACTTCAACATGCAGTCTCTGAACAACGTTGGCACTTTCAACGTGGGCCAGCTGAACAACACAGCACAGAAGGTAGTCTACTGGCGCAAGCTCACGCCCGACGGCGTCAACAACTACGAGGCGCTGCAGTATCTGACCGGAGGCACTGCGTCCAGCACGCTCGACACTGTACTGCGTCAGATTCCTGTTAGCACTGGCGTTTCTACTGAGCTCGGTCGCTATGGCTTGGCGGCTGACGGTTGGTTCACTTCCACCAAGGGCATTCGTCTTGGTGCTTCCGCTCCACTCGATGTTGCCAAGATAGGTCTTGGTGGTGGAGCCAATCACGGAACGAATTACTCCCAGCGCTACCAGACCTCTACTTGGAATGCTGGTACTGGCGTATGGACTGACCATCCATTCAACTCAGCAGGCACCACGGCAGATATTCAAGACGACGGTACGATCTATGCAGCTCCGCTATTCCAGTCTCAGGCTGTCGGCATGTACTTGATGACTGTATCGACCACGTTTGGCACGAATGCTGGTGGCTACAGATCTGTCCGTATCATCACTGAAGGTGGCACTGTTCTTGCGCGAGATGGTTTTGATGCTGCATCGACTCCGTTCCGCGATTGTTTCGTGGCTGCGCTCGTAACTCTTCCCGGCGCAGGATACGGACTTAAAGCACAGGTGTACCAGAGCTCTGGAACTACCATGGCAATGCCAGTCCATGCCGGAACTACACCTTGTTCTGCTTCATTTGTCCAAATTGCTTAGTGGGTCATGCTTGACCCTTGGCTGACGCCAGATACACTGATGCTTCCCGACGGACACAGGAGGTCCAAATGGAAGCTCAAGTGCCCTATCAGGCTGTTGACACTGTCCTGATAGCGACCATCGTCTCTATGTTCATCCCTCTCGGGGTGAACTTCGTTACGAAGTATACTGCATCTGACGGACTCAAGGCAGTCATCAACATCGTTGGCGTCTGCTTGATCTCAGTCGTTACGCTCTGGATCAATCCTTCCGATGTGCCGATCACTTGGCAGCTTTGTCTCAATACTTTCTTGGCCAGTTTCGCAACCAGCTTCGTCGCCTACAAGGGACTCTGGAAGCCTACCGGAGTCTCTGGAACCATTGCAGCGAAGACTGCTGACTTCGGAATAGGATCGCCTCCCACTATGCAGACTTCTGACAAGGGCGCAGAGGACAGTAACCTCACGCCCGCTCCCCAGCCTGTTGACGCGCATCCTGATAGCGCGAACCTCAATGAGGGCGACGTGCAGACCATCATCGCTGAGCAGCCGAACGAGGCTGATGAGTGATGGCGCTCCTTTCGAGCAGCCAGCGAGCTGCCTACCTTCGAGCTCTCGGATTCCGAGGAGCTTCCCAGATCAGGAACTTTCAGAGGGGATGGAACCTTGGGCCTTCGCTTGCGGTGGATGGAATATACGGGCCAGCCACAGATGCAGCGCTCCGACAGTCGTACGCGAATCTTAGGGCGGGTCGTCCCACGGCGTCGGCGCACTTCTCCTTCTCGGAGTTCCGATGCCAGTGTGGAGGAACGCTCACAGGATGCCAAGGAGTCCTGATTCACCGGACCCACATCAGGCGGCTCGAGGCGTATCGCTCCCGCGTTGGCGCTGGAGTCTCTATTGTGTCGGGCTACCGTTGTCCGCTCCACAACAAGAGGATCGGTGGAGCGTCGTCTAGCCAGCACATGTTCGGAGTTGCGACCGACATTCGAGGCCCGAAGCTTTCCACGGTGCGCAGCTACCAGCTCTTTGCTGGTATCGGGTATTCGCGCTCCAGCGGCAGGGTCCTGCACGTTGACTCGCGAGACGTTGGAGGCTACAACGTTACTCACGGAAGGCCGTCCGCTCCCACGATCTGGGAGTATGCCTGATGGTACAGGTAAAAGGATCTGCCGATCCGCAGCCTATTCAGGTTACTGTTGACCCGCCTCCCATGGCAGTTGATGTTGACGTGGACATGACTGATTTGCGTACGCTGCTGCTCATGGCTGGGTGGACTGCGGACAAGATCGACGTGGCCCAGGCTGTAGCGCAGGCTGAGTCACAGTGCTTCACAGATGCGGTGGGAGACGTTACTCTTATCGACGCAAAGTGGGGACCGTCCATTGGACTGTTCCAGGTCCGATCGCTTCGGTCCCCACAGTCGTTCGGCGGAGCAGACGGCTGGCGTTACGCCTTCCCGTTGCGTCAGCCGTTCTACAATGCTCAGGCCGCACTGGCTATTACTAACGGTGGTGACTGGTCTAAGTGGGCGACTTTTGTTTCAGGCGCATACAAGCAGTATCTCGGCCAGAGTCCGAAACTTAAGACTGGTCACGCGCAGGCGGCAGACTGGTGGAGATAACTGGAGATCCTTTATGTGCAGCAGTGAGCTTAGACTGAAT